CTATCGAACCAGCACGCTGCCGGTCTGCACTTCCTGCCAGGGCGTGTCGTGGCCTTCCAGATAGTGCTCGGTCATCGACGTGGACGAGTGGCCCATCAGGCCCTGGACCTGCTCGATCGCCCAGCCCGATTCGCTCAATAGCGCGCCGCCCAGGCTGCGGATCTCGTGGAAGCTCGGCGGGTTGTCGCCGCTGATGCCGGCCGCTTCGCGCGCGTCCTGGAATGCGCGGGTGAGCTGCTCCGGCATCACCTGCGTGTGGTGCTGCCGCGCCGATGCGCGCTTGTCCGAGGGCCGTGCGCGGTCAGGCAGGCGATGCACCACGAACGGCGACAGCACCGTGTCGCGCGCCTGAGCCAGCAGGCCGGCCAGCTGTTCGCCGACCCGGATCTTCAACTTCACCAGCGTGCTGCCCTCGGTCTTCTGCGGCACCACCCACAGGTAGCCGTCGCGCACGTCGGCGAACTTCAACGACACCACGTCCTCGCGGCGCAGCAGGGTGACCAGCGACAGGTCCATCGCCAGGCGCAGCCACGGCTCGGCCTTCTCCCAGATCGCCGCATAGACCTCCCGGGTCAGTCGCGCGCGCTTTCGCTCGTGCTGGAACCGGCGGGTGGCCAGCACCGGGTTGGTGTCGATCCAGCCCTCCTGCACGGCGCACGCCATGATCCAGCCCAACACCAGCCGGAACTGCTGACGCGCGCGGTCGGACTGGGTCACCCCGCGGATGAACTCGGCGCAGTCCTTCACCGTCACGTCCTCGACCGACCGGCTGCCGATGCTGGCCTCGGTGCGGCGGATGACGCTTTCGTAGACCTCGGCCGTCTTCGGGGCCCAGTTGCGCCCGGGCACGTCGTCGCGGCGGAACACCGCGATCGCGTCGGCCACCGTCTCGCGCGAGCCGATCACCTTGTCCACCAGGTCGTTGCCCGGCAGCAGCATGGCGTTGAGCTTCTTGGCCGCGGCGAACGCCTTGGCCTGGTCCCGGCCCATGAACGTCTCGCGCCGGGTGGTCGGGTGGCGGTATTTGAACCCGCCCTTGTTCGGGTAGAGGTTGTCCGGCCAGCCCTGACGGCCGGCGCTGCGCTTCCGTGGTGACATGTTCCTATCCTGCTTTCAGTACGCGCTCGACCAGGTCATCCCCGTCCGAGAGCCATGCGTGTTCATCGATGAACCAGGTGCCGCCCACCTTCTTGCCGGGGATCTTGCCATCGCGCAGCCAGCGCTGCAGGGTGGCGATGCTGGGCCGGCTGGAGGCGTCGAAATAGCGCAGCAGCCACTGGTCGGTGGTGAGAAGGTTCATTGGCGGCCTCCGGTCAGTTCGCGGCCAGGGCAGCGCGCAGCTGCTCCGTGACCTGGTGCGCGGCGTCCCGCAGGCGCTGGTTCTCGGCGGCCAGCTCGATGATCCGATCGGCCGCCGCGATCAGGTTTTTCCTGAGCACATCCTTGGTCGGTTGGATGAGCCTTCTTGGTTGCTTCGGGAAGAGGAGTCTATTCACGCTCCCTCCGGGTCTGGAAGATGTCGCCACACCAGGCGTTTACGGATTTGCAGGACGAGTGATCCAGAAACCCCATAGGATTTTCCGACGACTGAGGAAGAACGTTGGTCAGCTCGGATTGCTATGACGTTCTGTTCGGTGAGTTTTGCCTGAGGTAATGCCCTTCCCTGAGCGTAGCGGCGTGGCAGCGGTGAAACTTCATCGAGCCGCGGCGGGAGGTGGGTCCATGCCTTCCTATGCAGAATTTGATTTGCTGTGCATTCCGCAATACCAAAGCGGCGTGAAACTTCTACGGAAGTAAGGCCGCTGGCGCGTATGGCGTAGACATCGCGATCCGTAAGAACTGCATGGGAGTGCCTCTGTCCTGCTGGATAGTCCTGGCGGCCCTTCTTCCTCATGTCGTCCATGTTGTCCTGGGGCGAACCCAGGAACAGGTGATCAGGGTTCACGCATGAGCGCGTGTCGCATCGGTGGCAGACAAGTAAGCCAGGCGGAATCGAGCCGCGATGAATCATCCATGAGACTCGGTGTGCAGGCTGCATGCCTCTGCCAAGCTTGATGGCGCCATAGCCAGAGCTACTGACTGCAGCCATCCACAGCCAGCAACCCGACTCCGTAACAGCCTGATATTTTTCATCGAAGATGTCGGCCACTTCGGAAAGCGGCCTCTGCCTCCGGCCCTCGAGGTGGTTCTGCAGCTCAGCCATGCGCCACCAGCCTTGCCGCCCGCCGCCAGCACCAGCGCACCGCGCGGCAGAGGGCGACGACCAGCCACACGGTCAGGAAGCCGATGACCAGCATCAGGGCCAGCACCAGGTACTTCGCCAGCCAGATGGTCAGGGCGTCAGTCATTGTTGGGCTCCTTGAATCTCAGCAACAGCCGGGACCTTTACGCGCATGTTGCGCGGCGGCTTGACGGTGGAGAGGGTGGTGGGCGGGGGGATCTTGAGGCGTGCGCGGATTCCCCCGCTCTTTGTTCTGTTGTGGTCAATACAACGATCAGAGCAGAATATGACCACCTTTGAGAAACCCCCGACGAATAGCGCTTTGAAGCCCGCTGCCTGTGCTGCCTGTGCAAGATGGCACCCAAATCTCGGCGGTTCATCAGCCGAAACGGCGCGAGCTTCGCCACATGCAGCGCAGCACACGAAGAACTCAACGCTCATTGGCCCACCCCCGGCGCTGCATCGCGTTGATCGATCAGGGTGGCAAGGATCTGTGCGTTTCGCTCCGCGTCCGGACCGACTAGATTGGCGACGACCTGATTGCCATCGCTGAGCTGATAGCAGGTTTCGAGCGTACGCAGGCTCCAGCCGTCAGGAATTGACCCCAGGTCGATGCCCTGCGCGGGCCGGGCGGCGTAGAGCCACGCATTGATCGTGTCGATGTGCTTCTGGACGGGGTGCCGCGATTCCTTGTGCGCAATGACAGCCACTGCTGAGATTGCCGAAACGACTTCCTGCGGAACACGGTCACGGACCTGCGCCACCGGCTGGCGGGCGGCGATGGCGGCGGCCGCATCCTTTTCGATCTGGTCAGCGAACGACAGCGAATCGTCCAGCGCCCCGCACCATGCCGCCTTGTGCGGCGATACGGCGAAGGCTTCGAGATTCTTGACGATGCCTGCGGCCAGCCCACGAACCTCCAGCCACTGCGCCAGCGCATCCCCCTGCACCTCGCCAACCTGCGCAGCACAGCCATCGATGCGACGGATGATTTCATCCTTGTATGCCATCGCCGCGTCGTGCTGGCCCTTCGTCCCGTACCTGCACGACCGCGCATACACTTCGAGCGCGCAGTTCAGCAGCTCGTCGGTCGGCAGCGCTCGGCAGCGCTCGACAACGTCATCCGGAAGGACGCCAACCTGCTGCTTGCCAGTTGCGGCAAGGGCTTTCCACGCGGCGAACCAGACATCCCAGTCGTTGTCCACGTGGGGGCTCACATAAGAACTGGTGCCCCAAGTGTCGGGAGTCAGATCGCGGCCCTTCGCCCACTCCTCAAACAGCTTGCGAGCATCGTCAACATCGCAATCCACCCCCTGCTGCTCGGCCAGCTCTGCGGGCTGCGGGTGGGTGAACAACGGCCGTTTCGTGACCGCGCCGTAGGCGTCACCGTATTCGCGATGCACCTCGGCGATAACTCGATTGGCGGATGCTTCGTTGGTCTCGCAGGAAACCACCCCTGCCTGCGCCGACTCCACCAGCCACGCCGCCGGCACCGCCTCACTGATCTTGGTGTCAGACATTTCCCTTCTCCATTGCTGCGTCGATTTGCTGTTCCCACTGCTTTGCGAGCATTGCGGCGTCGTGCCAATCAGAGGGCTTCGAGGTTTCGCACGCCTTGTAGTAAGCATCAAGAAAAAGTGTGTAGGCACTGCCAGAACAGGCCGCACGCAACCCCTCAACCTCGGCGCGACTCGCTGCGAGGGCGGTGCGGAGCTTGTCGATTTCACGATCACGCCATCCAAGCTGCTCCGCGATGTCAGATTTCCTATGTAGACCCTCGGCGGTCATGGCTTCGACATGGCGGCAGTAGTAGCCACCGTCCTTGTCGAGCTGCATGGGGCAAACTTCCGGATAAAGCGCCACAGCCTTGGTATCAGTAGTCATGTCCGCTTCTCCTTCTTCGCAGCGATGCGTTCGTTGGCGCCGCCTTCGATTCCCTTCCGGCGGCTGATGGTCGAGCGGTTGATCGGCGTATTGCCCAGGCGCTGGATCTTGCCGCCCTTGCGCTCGAAGGCGGCCACGTCGGCTGCCAGCTGCAATGCCTCGGCGGCCTTCTGGCGCGCGGTCGGGCTGTCGTACAGGACGAGTGCGTGGATGCTGGTCATGCCGTGCGCTCCAGCTCGGCCAGCAGGGCATCCGCCTGAGCGATTGCCCACCGAGCCTTGAGCTCGCCAACGGCTTGAGGGCTATCCCAATTGAACGGCCCGTGGTCTGCGTTTGGCACCCAAGTGCCCATGCCTTGCATCACCATCGCGGCGATCAGCTCGCGCTTGGTCAGGCCGCCCTCGGACGGCTTGATGTTCTCCAGCATTTCCCATCGCTCTGCCCAAACATGTGGCGTCGGGTAGGCCAATTCGTCAGCGTTGCTCATGCGATGCTCCTCATCGGCTCGCGGCGCACAGGCCCGAACCACAGGTTGGTGAGGTTGGACAGGCGGATCAGTTCCGGGTCCCGCTTGAGCGCCGGCAGCGGCGTGCGCAGCCGGCGCGCGTCGTTGGTGCACATGGCGCAGGTGGGTTCCTTGCCGCGCCGCCCGGCGTTGGGGAACGCCGCCAGCGGCAGACGACGACTGCAGGCGGTGCAGCGCTTCGTGTCCATCAGAAATTCAGGTCGTCGTCGGCGAAGTCATCCACCGGCGGGCGCGAGAGCGGGGTGTGCGCCTCGCCGCGGCTCCCATAGCCAGTCTCCCGGCCGGTGCGTTGCGTCCGCTGGCCGCCGCCGCGCTGCCGGTCGGGCTTCCAAGTGTCGACCTGCGCGTACCACTTCCCGCTCTGCGCCACCTTGATATCGGCGTTGATCCACTCGCCGTCCTGCTGCTGCAGCCAGGCGATCAGCTCTTCGCGCTTCATGGAAATCTGCGCGATCACGTACTCGGGGGCGCCGTCGCGCGGCTGCTTGACCAGCAGGCCGTCGATGAATTTCTTGTCGCTCATGCTGCGTCCTTGAAGAAGATGGCGCGGGCGGCCTGGTACTCGGTCAGGAACCGGTCCAGATGGGCCTGCAGCTTTTCGGTGAAGCCGTCCGGGGTAACGCGCACCAGCAGCGGCTCATACCCCGGGCAAAAGGAAAGGAAGTCCCACCACTCGCGGCCGGTGATGATCAGAGAGCCGTGAACCTGGGGCTTGTGCTCGTCCGGCACGCCGCCGGCGCGCAGCCACTTCACGTGGGTGGGACCGTCCGGGCACTTGATCTCCAGGCCACCGGGCTTGCCGATCAGGCTGTCCGGGCTGCAGCCCAACGTGCCGGCGTCGTTGAGGATGAAGCCGACCTGCTGCGGCACCACGTCCTGCTCAAAGGCGTAGTACTCGCGAGCCTCGGGCTCCAATTCCTTGCCGCGCAGGGTGTGCCGATTGCCGCCGAACGACTCGCCGGCCTCGGGCCGCATCAGCTCATCGATCAGCTGGTTGATGTAGGTGTCGGCCGCGGTGGCGTACTCGCCGCGCTTCGGGGTGATGATGCTGCTGAATTCGCTGGCGGTCGGGACGCCCTTGCGCGCTGCATACCACTCCACCGAACCCTGCTCGACGTCCAGAATGCGCATGGCTCAGTCCTTGGGGGTCACGCGGGCCTTGGCCCGGTTGAACGCGTTGCGCACGTCGGCCGGCAGGTTGGCAGCGCCGCCGTAGTCCTTGAGCAGCTCGGCCCGCTTCGTCTGGTACTGCTCGGGGTGTTCCAGCTCGTTGGCGACGTCGATCCAGTTGACGGCCTTGTCGTCCAGCTTGGTGCCGCCCAGCAGGCCATCGTCGTCCTCGCCGTGGGTGGTGAGGTTCAGCAGCGCCCCGGCGGCGTAGCGCTTGCCGTAGCTGACGCTGGAACCCACCGACTGCACGCTGTTCTTGGAGCCGCTGGTGTCCGCCGGCAGCAGAATCTCGGTCTGCTCGCTGTGGCCGTTCTTGTGCGCCAGGACACCGGTCACGCGGACCATGTTGTCCTCCGTCAGCGTGCGGAAGGAGAGGGCAAAGCCGAACTCCTGCAGCACCGGCTTGATCGCCGCGTTGATGTCCTCCCACAGCGCGTAGGTGCTCTGCACGTTGCCGGAGCGGTCCTTGATCGCGCCGCGCTCCTTGATCGACGGCAGCTTGGGCTGCATGCCGGCCAGGGCAGAGGTGTAGGCCGCTGCCGACTCGCGGTCCAGCAGGCGCTCGTGCATCTGCATCAGGCGCTCCATCTTGTCGATATCGGCGTTGGGGTCGGTGGCCACGCGCTCGATCATTGCCAGCATCGAGTCGGGCGCGGCTGCCGCATGGGCCGGCGCGAGCTGCTGCGCATCGGCCGTGGTGGTGGTGATCTGGTTCATGGGTGCCTCTGCGTGGAATAGGTGCCGGCATTGGGGACCCGGCCGGCGCGGGTGGTGCTGCCCGTGGGGAGCGGGCAGCGGGAAATCAGGACCAGGCCGCCGGCCAGCACAGCGCGCACGCAAGCGCGGCGGTGATGCCGTAGCAGGTAGCGCAGGCGGCGAAGTCGGACCAGCTGCGGCAGCCGGTGGCGGTCAGGAGGCGCATTACTCGATCACCTCGTGGCGGCGAGTTACACCACCCGAGATAAGGCAGTCTTCAGCTGACTGTTCTGTAAGGTGGACAGACATGTGACCATCGAGGTACTGATTCACCCAAATCTCTTTCGTCTCAGGCTTGATGCGGTAGTGGTCGGCAGGCCATGGGTAGGACAATTCCTCCATGTCTCTCCACACCCCGTAGTGGTCGCGCCACTGAATCACCTTCCCATCAGCCAGCGCCTGCACCAGGGGCAGGTAGTCTTTCGCGTTGTCCTTGTTCATCAGGCTTCTCCCGTGGCTTTGGCGATGGCATTTGCTGCCTGCTCCTCAATAACCTTGCAGAGCTCATAGGTAAGCGGGAAGCCCTGTGCACCACGCCTGTAAACATCCAAAAGATCAGCAAGCGCCCCTAAAAGCTCCGGCGCGGCGGCTATCAGGCGGGCGTTGGCTTCCAGTTCTGCGGTGTCTTCCTCGTACGTCCGGTACTCGGGGATATCCGCAACGATTCGGCTGTTGTCCGGGCCGACAACCTCGCAAATCCAGTGGCTCGGGTTTCCCCACTTGCCGTCTACGAACGTCTCATCGAGGTGCCAAGGCCCCGGCGTGTGCTTACTGGTCATCGTTCGAATCCTCTGCGCAGAGGCCGTTGATTGCCTCGTGGTTGTTTATCTCGATATCCGCGTTGCCCAGCAGCACCCCGTCCATGCGATACTCGGTGACGGCGAGGCCGGGCGCGATGGGCGGCTCGATCTGCGGAAATCCGAATTGATCTGCCAAGGTTCGACGGCCCTTAAACTGCTCGGCGAAGGCAGAGTCCAGGTGGGCGCGGATGGTCATGCATCCACCTTGCTGGGCCGCCAGTGCGTTGGGGTGTAGTAGACGTACATGCTCATGTCCGGAAACCACCACATCGGGCGGAATTCCGGGCCGCGCTGCTTCTGGATCAGGAGCTGCTCGTTGCGGGGACCACTGGCGTCATCGATCTTGGTGACGACCACTACGCCCAGAGGCGCAGTGCTGATGGGATTCCAATTCATCACAAAGCTCCAACAATCAGAGAGAAGGCCACCCCGAAGCAGAACGCGAGGAAGTAGGCGGCCATGTGGCCGATGGCGTAGCGGTGCGCGGCGCGGTCGGCGGCGGTCACGCTGCACCGCCTTTGACTAGGGTGAGGGCGGCGCGTGCGGCAATCAGGCGCTTCCGATCCTCCATGCGCTCATCACGCGTCAGTTGTGGGCCAGCGCGGCAATACGCCTCATCAAGCCCTTCCAGCGCCTCGATCAGTTCGGCGACTGCGGCGATGGCCGACTCGATACGGTCCCAGCGCTCGCAGTCGATTTCGTCACCATCGGGTCGGCAAGGCCCAATCCACGCCAACTGGCTCCTAAGCACCGCCAGCACATCGACATGCCGGCTCATGCATACACCGCCTGCAGCGCCCAAGCCGCCTCAAGGTCCGATTCGCCCAGCCCGCGCTCCCAGCGCTTGTGGTTCTGATCGTCCAGAAGCTCCTGAACGTGGCGGTCCATCGCGGCGCGGTACACACGCATCAACGCCTCAGCATCGCCAGCGGCCAGCGCCCGGCCAACGCCCGCGCATTCCTCGTCGTTCAGCACCAACTCGGCGATCACCTTGGCGTTGCTGGTCAGGGCGGACACCGCCTCGACGGTCCGATCCAGAACCGCCGGGTGCGCAACCCGCCGGCCGGCTCCGTCGTGATCCAGGTACACCGGGTTGAGGAGGGCTCTCATTCCTCACCCCGCACGTGCTTGGCCGCGTCGTAGCTGGCGTCCATCTCTGAGGCCAAGAACTGAGCCTCGCGGTCCGACTGCCGGGCCATGTACGAGACAAGGCCGCTGACCCGGATGCAAAACAGAACCCAGCCACCCAGCGCTGCCAGTGCGAGCAGCGTTAAAACGATCACGACGGCGATGAAGTCCATGGATATCTCCCGAGGCAAAATGACATTTACTGACCGACGGCGAGCACTCATTTCGAGGCTTGCCTGCGAATTCGTGACTTGTTAGATGAGGAGACGCCCGCGTATCTGCCCTTGTTCCTTCGGTCGCGCATGTTCTGCGCATGGGTTCCGAGGAAAAGGTGGTCCGGGTTGACGCAAGAAGGGGTGTCGCACTTGTGGCAGACGCACATTCCAGTGGGGATCCAGCCCTTATGTCGCTCGTAATAAAAGCGGTGGGCGAGCTGGAATTCGCCGCGTGCGCCAAGCGCGATGCGCCCATAACCGGAAGAGTTGATGTGGCCCAGCCACAGCCAGCACCCAGACTCGGTTACGGGCGTGTGGTCATTGATCGATTCGGAGCGCAGCGGTCGCTGCGACGGGCGGCGGGCCCGATTGCGGACGCGTTCGCAGGCCTTGCAGCGATAGTCGTTGCCGCGCACCTGCCAGGCCGAACGCTCGAACGGCTGGTTGCACTTGCTGCATGTGCTCAGGTTGGACATCGGATCGTTCTCCAGCCCCGCCTCGGATGAGGGTGTCGTGGGGCGATGGAGAAAGTAAACCATCGGTTACCTTATGGAGTCAACAAAAAGTTACTGTGGGCCCGCAGTAAATTATGAATGCCTTTCTATTCGTTCAGATTCTGGCAGTTGGGTTCAGCAGCAGGGCACTGTAGAGATCGTCGTCAGGGTCGTACGATCGGATGCGTTTCTCGGACCCTGGAACGGCATCCAGCACCACGGTGCCGTTGTCGTAGACGAACGCGGTTTCATGCTTCATAAACCCCAGAGGTCGGACGAGGACGACGGCCTCCAGATCCGGGGCACTGCTGATCCTGAAGCCTGCGCGCAGGAGGATGCAAAGCCTCCGAAACCCACGGGCTTCAGTCGGTTCCAAGGCGCACCCTTGGGGAGCCACTCAACTGGATCTGCTGCTCAAGCATCTGCCGTAGCGCCTGAATCTCCCGCTTGGCGTCCTCGGCGGCCTGAATCGCCTTCCTGGCGTTGCGCCTGGCACCCCAAGCTTCGAGGGTTACCCCCAACAGAAGAACGATGGTTAGCCATTGGAAAACGGTCATTTGGTCACCCGTATCGAGAGCGGAGAAGGCCGGCGTCCTCAAAGGCCACGCCGTCGCGCATGCAGTCCTCGGCGCGCTCGAGGTCCTTGTGTAGCTGGATCAGGTCGTCGTCCGGCAGCTGCTCGATGTCCGCCAGACCAAAGCAGGCTTGGTCTATGACCATCTGCATCGGCAGGCCCCAGCGTCTCCGGAAGTGCCGGATCATCCTGCAGTGGGAGTCCCGCACCATCGCATCCATGCGGACGCCCTGAGGCTCCGTAGGCTCGATGGGAACGACTCGCAGGGCAGGGCGCTGCTGCGCCTCCCCCCCGGAGTGCGGCGGTCCTAGCCGCCAGCCGCTGCGCGAGTTCCTCGAACTTGTCCTTCTGCATCCTGTGACCCCCTGATCCGCTTCGCCAGTACCTTCGTTAGGTCGAAGACATTGCCCGGCTGGACCTCCGCGCCGAACTCTTCGACCACCTCAAACGCCGTTTCCAGAAGAACCTCGTCACTGATCCACTCCGGTGGGTCACCGGTGAAGTCCAGGTAGTGCCGGAGCACTAGAACCGACGCAGCCAGCTTGCCGAAGTCCGGTCGCGCTGCCTGAGACGACGGACGCTCGGTCAAAGAGCGCGGTCCTTCCCCTGTAGACAGCCAGCGTGGGCTGACCGAAAAATGCCGGGCCCAGCCGGTAAGGAACACCCCATTGGGAGTTTGGTTCAGTCCTTTTTCCAGCCGGCCAACGTACTGCTTCGTCGTCCCGACGATGTCAGCCATCTGTTGCTGGGTCATCTGCGCGGATCGCCGCAGCTCCTCTAATCGGGCGCCAATGCTCATGTAACGAATGATTGACGGAAACGTGGAAATCATGGTTGACTTCTCCCAGTAACCGATGATTTACTGGAGCCATGAACCCGACCCTTGCCCAAGCCAAAACCGCCCTCGGCATCGAAACCAATGCCGATTTCGCCCGCTTCCTTGGCCTTCCCAGGCAGTCCATGACCGGCCGGGATGAGAACAAGCCGATCCCCGACGGCTGGTGCTGGCGGGCTGCCCAGAAGCGCCCCGATTTGTTCTCGCCGGCTCCGAAGGCGTCCCGTCGCCGCAAGGCCGCCGCTGCCTGACATGCGCACCTCACCGGCCACCGCTGGGGAAGGGCACCACGGTGCCGCTGCCGGGAGCCGGCGGGTTCTTCCGCTCCACCTGCGTGATCTTCACCCGATCGCCGTAACGCCTCAGCACGAACAGCCGGCCGGCAACCGGGACCAGCTCTACGACACCGCTCGACCGCTTCAACTCTGAATTCACTTGGCTCAATCCGTTGTGGGTTGGGCCTTTATTCCGCCCTAAGGCGGTTGGCAACGATAGGAAACGCATGGAAACGCTTGGCAACCAAAGTTCGCTCCCCCTCGCATTCGGCGTCCACCACGCCGCGAAGGATGCGCCGTCACAGATCGTCCGGCAGATCGAATCGGCAGCCCATGCGCTGGCCGTGATGATCCGCGCCGGCCACCACAAGCTGGACTACGTGGCTGCCTGCGTGGGCAAGTCGCGGTCGTACATCTCGCGGATGCAGAACGGCGTCCGCCCGATCCCCGAGAAGCTGGTCGGCCCGCTGTGCGCCGCCACCGGCTCCAATCTCCTTCGCCAGTTCCTCAGCCTGCAGGCCGCCCTAGAGGGCATCTGCGAGGTCGAGCGCCTGGCCGACCTGATGAGGTCCGCCAATGAAGAAGTCCGAGTGCCTGCAAAGGCTGGACGAGTGCATCCGGGTTATCGAGTCCAGCCCGCCCATGACGCGCGAGCAGATCGTCGCGCACCTGTCCCGATGCGCGCACGAGCAGGCCAGGGCGGAAGCCCGGCGCTCGGCTACGCCGCAGCCTGACCTCCTGGGAGCTGCGTAGTGGCCCGCATCCGAACAATCAAGCCTGAATTCTGGAAGCACGAGGACCTGAGTGCGCTTCCGGAAATCACGCACATGCTCGCGGCGGCGCTGCTCAACCACGCCGATGACGAGGGGTACTTCAACGCCAATCCTGCTTTGGTCAAAGCCGAGTGCTTGCCGCTCCGTGAGTACTCACTGAGTACGCAGGAAATGCTCAATCAGCTCTCAAACGTTGGCTACATCGAGCTCGGTGCGGGCGCTGACGGAAAACGCTACGGCCGCGTGGTGAAATTTGACGAGCACCAGCGGGTGAACCGTCCGACTGCCAGCAAAATCAAGGTGATACACATCGTTTGGGGTGATGGTTTGAGCACTCACGGAGCGCTCAGTGAGGACTCATCGCCTGAAAGGAAGGGAAAGGAAGGGAAAGGAAAGGAACAGGGAAGGGAACCCACTGGCGTGGGTTTGTCGACAGGCGGCGGCGATGCCGCACCTGACGACCACGCCGACGACGAGGGCGAAGAAGGGCAGCACCTGCTCGGCAACCGCCCGAAGAAGCCGGCAGTGCCCAACTGCCCGCACATGGAAATCATCGACCTGTACCACGAAGTGCTCCCGGAGCTGGCGCAGGTCCGGGTGTGGGAGGAGGACCGCAAGGAGCTGCTGCGAGCCCGTTGGAAGGGGGCGCCGGAGCGGCAGAGCCTGGACTGGTGGCGGGAGTTCTTCACGTCGGTGAGGGACATGCCGTTCCTGATGGGCGAGCGCACGGGGCGCGATGACCGCGCCTTCGCCTGCACCCTGGAGTGGCTGGTCAGGCCCAAGAACTTCGCCAAGGTCCTTGAGGGGAACTACCTGGAGCTGCGCCGATGAACGCCCTGATCGATTCGGGCGTCGAGACGGCGCCCCACAACCTGGACGCGGAGACGGCGGTTCTGGCTGGCCTGATGCTCCACAACGACGAGCTGTCGAACGTGCAGGACTGGCTCTCGGAGCAGGACTTCTACAGCCACCAGCACCGGGTGATCTACTCGGCAATCGTCGCGCTGGCTGGCAGCAACAAGCCCGCTGACGGTGTGACGGTGGGCGAGTGGATCTACGCAAACGTCGCCGATGGCGCCGACGCGCTGGCGATGCTGGCGATCAACCTCGCCTGCGAGGCCTACACCGCCGCCAACGTGGTCAGCTACGCCGAGGTGATCGTTGAGCACTCGCACAAGCGCCAGTTCATCGACACGTGCCAGAAGGCGCTGCAGGCGGCCTACAGCCGGCGTGGGCACTCGGCCGAGGAACTGGCCGCGCACATGGCCGCGCGCCTCAGCTCCATCGCTCCAGTCCGCACCACGGGCCTGCGGCCGTACCGGGAGGTGATGAAGCGGTTCTCCGACGAGCTGCTGGCCCGGCACCGCGACGGCAAGCCCATCGGCATGCCCACGCCGTGGGCCGACGTGAACAAGGCCATCGGCGGCCTGCAGGACGGCCAGGTGATCGTGCTGGCGGCGCGCTCGAACATGGGTAAGTCGGTGATGGGCTTCCAGCAGGCTCGATTCACCGGGCTTCGGGGCGACCCGGTCGCAGTGTTTTCGATGGAGATGGTGGACACCGACGTTGCTGCACGCGATGTGGCAGCGCTGGGCGAGATTCCTTTGCAGTGGGTTATCGGACAGGACCTGAGCGAATCGCAGGGCGACACGGATGGCTATTGGTCCCGTGCCACGGTGGCCATCAGCGACATGATGGGCGCGGCGATCATGATGGACGACGACCCGCAGCTCAGCGCGCCGCAGATCGTTGCCCGCGCCAAGCGTGCGCACGCGCGCAAGCCCCTTCGCCTAGTGGTCATTGATCACCTGCACGAGATGGCGCTGCCCGGTAAGCAGGGCGAGGTGATCGAGCGAGGGCAGGCTATGCGTGACCTGAAGGGACTCGCCAAGTTCCTGCGCTGCCCGGTCCTGATCTTGGCGCAGCTCAACCGAGATGCAGCGAAGGGCGAACGGCCTCAGGTGAAGGATATCCGCGGCTCCGGCGGCATCGAGGAAGTGGCCGACGTGATCCTGTTCGTGCACCGGCCCGATGTCTACAACCCGACCGACCGACCCGGCCTGGTCGAGGTCATCGTGGGCAAGGGTCGAAACATCCAGACGGGCACCGTCGTGTCCCTGCGCAACCAGTACCAGTACCAGCGAGCCGTCGATTGGGACGGACCCGCCTACGAGTTCAACGAAGCCCCGGCAGAGCCGAAGAGGCCGACGCGCCAGCTTGCGCCGCGTCTTGGCAGCCGGCGCGCCCGCCAAGGAGATGACGAATGAGCGAGATCGAATTGAAGGACGCATACATCGTGAAAGATCTGCGGCGCATCGTCGGCACTGGCGAGGGCGAACCAGTATGGATAAACCGCCACCACGCCGAAGCATTGCTGGCCGCCATCGATTCGCTCGCGCCGCAGTGGCAGCCGATTGAGTCGGCAGATGCAGCTACGCCGGTTCTGACGCTTGGTCCCGATGGCATGAAGATCGCCTTTTATTACGACGGGTCATGGGCCGAGCAGTGCGGCGATGAGTTGTTCTGCATCGACAAGCCTACCCACTGGCAGCCGCTGCCCGCTCCGCCGGAGGTGGAGGGATGAGCATGTCATGGGTCCGCAAGAACTATCGGGTTCCGGCAAAGCGCGGCGGCCGGGTGGTGTACACCGGAGAGGGCAAGCCTGAGTTGGGCACGATCCGATCCGCCAGTGGTGGCTATGTCCACATCCAGCTGGATGGCGTGAAGCACACCATGCCGTTCCATCCGACGTGGGAACTGAGGTATCTCGACGGTAGCGCCGAGGTGCAGGGATGAAGCGCACCTACCTGATCGACCCGCAGGGGAACCGTAACTGGCCGCAGGTGATCTCCAACGTCGTGAGCGCCATCAACGACTGGATCAAGGGCGGCCCGGTGCAGATCACGCTGGACGAGCCGAAGCGGAGCCTGGACCAGAACGCGGCGATGTGGCCGGCGCTGACGGACATCGCCAAGCAGGTTCCGCTGGTCATCACTCGTCGCGATGGCAGCAGCCGCCAGGCCACGGCCTACGACTGGAAAGACGTGCTCACCTCTGCGTTCGAGGAAGAAACCGAGTGGGCTCCCGGTCTGCGCGGTGGCGTGGTGATGCTCGGCGCGCGCACCAGCAAGTACAGCAAGCGAAAGATGGGCGACTTCCTGACCTTCATCCACGCCGAATTCTCGGACCGGGTGCAGTGGTCGGACAGCGCCGTGGAACGACTGGCGCAGTTCGCGCCGACCATCAAACAGCAGAGGGCAGCAGCATGAAAATGTGGAATGTTGAGGTCAGCCATGTAGCGGTGGTGCTGGCTGATAATGAGATTGAAGCGGCTGAGGTCGCACGCCGATTCACCCGCGAAATAGTCAGTGATTCTGACGAAGCTCATTGCGTGGTTACCCATGAAGTGAAGGCCATCTCGGACTTCCGTGATGGCTGGGATGGGGCTTGCCTTCCGTATGGAGGAGACGGCAATACGCGTATCAACGAACTGAACCAAGCGCTTCGTTCGGAGGGAGATGCAGCATGAACCTCCAGCAGATCGATGCCGTCCCGGCCATCATCGCCATTTTGTCCTCGCTCGTGCTGGTGTGTGTGAGCAGAGGGTTTTGGGCCAACAACCGCACCTACAGCGAGCGCATGGAAATCATCGGTGCGCTGAGAAAATTGGGTTGGCCGATGGGCGAAGAGGGCGACTACAAGCGGGTTGAGTACCACGACCACTACCGTGAAGTCTTCTGGGGCCGAGATCCACTGAGGCTGTATAGCCCCCGGCTGGTGGCGATCATCAAGGCATATCGCAGTGCGGAGGCATCGGCATGAAATACATCGACGTAGCATTGTTCCTACTGGATGGTCACACCGACCGACTGATGGGTGTGGCCGACCTGGTTGGCGACGTAACAGGAAGCGAGGCAGCGCGGGCAGGATCGATTCTGCCGCTCATTGTGGTGAGCTTCGTTAGCGTGATTCTTGGTTTGGTGCTGCTGATCGTGGCCGCCCCGTTCCTTGCGGTGTGGACGGCCGTATCGCTTATCTGGTCTGCGCTGAAATGGGCGTTCAAGGTTGTTCGCCCGGAGGTGCCGTGATGGCAGCAGTGGCAGCCGCAACCGTTGTCGCAGCTGGATTGGCTTACCAGGCGGATGGCCGCCAACGCAACGTTATCGAGCCTGGCAAGGCTGCGATTCTCATTCAGCCGAATGTTGCTTCCCGCTGCCCGGCTTGCGGATCGCACAGCTACGCTCGCATGCAAGGCGTGGAGGTTTGCAGCTACTGCAGGACTCCGAGGGGTAGCGCATGAACTACCGTGACCGCAGCCTGTTGGACCTGGCCTACCAGCTCAACTGCACCCTGCAGATCGACGGGGTGTGCGAGGGCGGCCCGGGCGAGCCCTGCCACAGCAACCAGTCCCGCCACGGCAAGGGTGGCAGCATCAAGGCCCATGATGTGTTCTTCGCGTCGGGGTGCCGGTGCTGTCACCGAGAGCTCGACCAGGGGAAGCGCTTCACCCGCGAGGAGAAGGCCGACATCTGGCAGCGCGCCCATGAGCGGACCATCCTGCAGCTATTCCAGCTTGGCCTGGTCAGGGTGGCGGCATGATCGTCCTGCCGTGGCCGCCGTCGGTCAACACCTACTGGCGAACCTTCCGGGGCCGGATGCTGATTTCGGCCCACGGTCGGGACTACCGCGTCCGGGCCGTCGCCGCGGCGGTCTCTGCCCAGCGGTATGGCCAGGCCAAGGTCGCCGTCCGCATCGAGGCGTGGGTGCCGGACAACCGCCGCCGCGACGTGGACAACCTCCTGAAGGCTCCGCTGGATGCGCTGGCCCACGCGGGCGTCTACGAGGACGACAGCCAGATCGTGGAGCTGTCCATCCGCCGCGCCGGGCTGGACCGGGCCAACCCGCGCCTGGAAATAACCGTGGAGGGGGCATGAGCGCGCTCAAAACACAGATTGGCGGAAACCACTACCGCGAAGGCGGAGTTCAGCCGGTTCAGTACATCGAGGCCAACCAACTCGGGTTTTTGGAGGGATGCGTGGTCAAGCGGCTGACCCGCCATAACCGGGATACCGGGAAAGGCAGACAGGACATTGAGAAGGCGATCCACGAGCTGCAGTTACTGCTGGAGCTGAGGTACGGGAAATGACACCGGCCTTCCCCCAGTACACCACCCCTGAGCTGGAAATCGTCGCCCGCATCGATCGCGCCCTGGCCGATGAGGTGTTCAGCCTCCACCGGCAGGGCTACGACGTGCGCGAGGTGTTGCACGAGGCCCGCGCCTTCAAGGCCGAGGCCCAGATGATGAAACGTGAAATCCAACGGAGGAAGTCGAAATGACCGACGTTCGCGAGATGCTGGGCCGTCTGAACGAACAGACGGTCAAGTTCGATACTGGCCGGGGTGGCATCCCTGAGCTGACCAATCAGGACATAGCCGCAGCTCTTGCCTTTATCCCGGCAGGGCTTGGGAGGGAGGTCTTCATCGCTTGCCATTGGCCGGACGGGGCCGCGCTGAGCCGGCGCCGGTTGGATGCCCTGTTCAACCATCTGGCGCTGACCGAGTGGCGGAAGCGCATCAACCGCGCCATCGACGCCAAGGTCACGTACGGCCTGGCCGTGGCGCTGCGGCAATGGCAGCGGGCTGAGACGGCTGAGCAGCGGGCCGAGGTGTATCGGGCGCAAGTGGCCCTCGACAAGGCGCGTGAGGACCAGTGGCCCGATAGTCTGCCTGAGGTGCTTCCCAGCCTGCTGCGAACCATCGTGGAGGAGATCGCCTGCCCAAGGAACTGCGGTGCCTGCCGAGGCCGTGGCAACGTCCTGGCCGGCGAGTTGGTCAGGGCCTGTGCGGATTGCGACGGGACCGGCCACACGAAGAACAGCGACGGGTGGAGGGCAAAGAAGCTGGGCAAGGACCCCTCCAACTTCCGGCGAGACTGGAAACCTTGCTACCAGTGGCTGTTCGAGCGGATCCGTGACGCGGAGGCAGAAGCGGCGCATCATATGGCTGATGCTGTGAAGCGGGAGGCTGCATGAACCAATGGGAGTCAATGGGCTCTGCGCCGAATGACGGCGTAATTCTTCTGCGGGTGAGGGCTAAGGAACTTGAGAGGGAGGAGAAGGTCTTCGTAGCAGCACCCTCTTTCAGAGACGGCGTTAAAGTCTGGCTTATCACTGTGGGCTGGGCTGGTTGGACAACTCTGCACAGCGGATGGCAGCCGGTTGGTTGGCAGCCCCTCCCTTTACCTGTCGGCGAGGTCGTGACCTGACCTTGTTTTAGGTGTCATCCTACGCGCGACCAAAGTAGCCCCTGCGAAAGCCGGGGCTTTTTTATTGCCTGGAGAAAAGCCGTGTCAGCCCTTGCCTACGCCGTCTCACTCATCAAGAAGTGGGAAGGCTGCAGGCTGGCCGCCTATCCCGACCCTGGATCCGGGGGTCACCCTTGGACCATCGGTTACGGCGCCACCGGGCCCGGCATCAAGAATGGTGTCACCTGGACGCAGGCGCAGGCGGATGATCGCCTGGCGCTGGATGTGGACCGTTTCCTGAAAGGTGTCCGGTCGGTGCTGAAGAAGCCCGCGACTGACGCCCAGCTCGGTGCCATGACCAGCTTGGCCTACAACATCGGCGTCAAGGCGTTCGCCAATTCCACCTTGCTGCGCAAGTTCAATGCGGGCGATGTGGCCGGGGCAGCAGCGGAGTTCCCGCGCTGGAACCGAGCGGCGGGCAAGGTCATGAAGGGCCTGACCAACCGCCGGCTGGACGAGCAGGGGGTGTTCCGCTCATGAACTGGCAGATCGTGGTGAACGTGGCTGTCGGGGTGCTCATGCCCCTGGTGATCTTCGCTCTGGGCTACATCGTGAGCCTGTCGAAGCGGATCACGGACCTCCGAGTCCTGGTCTCGGACGAGTTCGTGAAGAAGCCCGAGATCACCCGCATCGAGCAGACCATGGCCACCATCAGCCAGACCTGCACCGAGCTGCTCAAGGCCGTGGCCGAGATCAAGGGCGAGATTCGAGGCTCTGGCCGGTGACCGACCGCCTCACGGATCCGCTGGATAGGCTGGAAGCCAGCATCACAGACCTGAGCGCGATGCTCCGCCCGCCGGCCAGCAGCAACAACAACACGCTGCGGATCGAGGGCGCCGGTTCCATCTGGAACGGGATCGCCATTGGGTTGTCCATGGCAGGCGTCATCGCCGGCGCGGTCTGGATCTCCCATGTGGCCACTGCGGTGGATTCCGCATCCCGGCAGGCAGAGGCCTACCAGAAGGCGGTGTACATGCTGGCCCCGCGCTTCGCCGAAGAGATCGACAAAGAGCTTCAGCGCCAGAAGGAGCGCGAACCCAAATGAGCAGCCCGACCCCCATCATCACCCCGCCGACACGGCCCAAGAAGGTCAGCCTTCTTCCGCAGGGCCTGGTACCGGTCAAGGACACCCTGAAGCACTGGACCACCTGGCTGTGGGGCTTGCTGCTGGCCAGCCCGGACGGCCTGTACGCCGCCGCCGCTGCGCTGGGCATGCTCGCCGATGAGGCAATGCCCGGCGCGATCACCACGTTCATCCGGGTGTTCGCAGGGGCCGGCCTGGTCGCCAAGTTCGTGAGCCAGCGGAAGGGCTGACAGTGAGCATCCTGTCCCGCGCCCTCATCGCGGTCGTTCTTGCCCTGAGCCTGCTCGCCATCTGGCAGCGTGGCTCGGTGGCCAGCGCCAAGAGAGAGCGGGACAACGCGGTCACGGCCAAGAAATCGGCCGAGATCGAACGAGACAACGCCAAGGCCATCACGGCCATTGAGCGCCAGAGGGTGGCGCGGGCCGAGCAGGTCGCCACCCAATTCGAACAGGAGAGGCAAGATGCGGAGCGCAAAGGGTCTGCTGTGGCCGCTGGGCTGCGCAATGGCAATCTCCAGTTGCAGCAGCGTTGGCAAGGTTGCGAGGCCGCCCGAATGTCCGATCTTGGCGCCGGTATCGCCCAGCCTGATGCTGGAGCCAACGACCGAAGCGACAGTGCGGGCCGAATTGTTCGCGCCGCCGCCCAGTGTGACGCCCAAGTCCGCGGACTCCAGGCTCAAGTGAGAGCTGACCGTGAGTGACATGGGGCGCGCCACCCGGAACATCGTCTCGGGCTACAACCGGGACCGTGTGTTCCAAGCCAGGCTGTACGCCCCGGAGCGCCGCGCACTGGTGAGCGACTTCAATGGCGCTCTGCCAGTCGGTGTGACCATCGCCCGCGCGGTATGGGACACGCTCGACACCTTCACCGCGGCCATGAGCACCCCGCAGGTTCTGGCCGGCGGCCGGTCTTGCCAAGTGATGCTCACTGCCCAGGTCGACGGCTTCTGCTGCATCCGACTGACCGCAGAGCTGAGCAACGGTGAGAAGTTCGTGGCGCACCACGTGATCCAGATACTGCCCGCACGCTACATGTCCACGGACATCTGGGCGAATGGGCCCACGCAGATGGTCGCCACCCCGGCAACCTGAATAACAATCATAGGATTCATATATGGCACGCGGAGGCAAGCGTGAAGGCGCCGGCCGGCCGAAGGGCGCCATCGACAAGAACAACAAGCAGCTCCGGGAGATGATCCTCGAGGCGCTGGAGCGCAACGGGGGCGTTGACTACCTGGCTGCGCAGGCAGTTTCGGAGCCCAAGGCATTTATGAGTCTGCTGGGCCGAGTGCTGCCTTTGCAGGTGACTGGCGAAGGTGGCGGGCCGCTTGAGACGGTCACCTCGTTCAAGCTTGTGCCGATGAAATGACTGAGATGCGGATCGAGCTTCCACCGAAGCTCATCCCGGTGTTTCAGGGCCGTGCGGACGTGCGCGGCGCATACGGCGGTCGCGGCTCTGGCAAGACCCGATCGTTCGCCACGATGGCGGCGGTTTGGGGCATGAGGTTCGGGCAGGCCGGCATTCGAGGGCAGATCCTCTGCGCTCGCCAGTTCATGAACTCACTGGATGACTCCTCGCTGGAGGAGATCAAGCGAGGAATCGAAGGCGATCCGCTGTTGTCCAGGTACTGGAACGTCGGCGAGAAGTTCATCAAGAGCCACGATGGCAGGGTGTGGTTCTCCTTCGCCGGCCTGGATCGGAACATCGGGTCTGTCAAGTCGAAGGGCCGCATTCTCCTGTGCTGGGTCGATGAAGCCGAGCCGGTCACCGATACCGCATTCGACACTCTGGGGCCTACCCTTCGAGAGGAGGGTGCTGAATGGAACGCCGAGCTCTGGGTGACCTGGAACCCTGCGCGCAAGTCAGCCGCGGTTGAGAGGTTCCGGCGCTCGACAGATCCGCTCGTCAAGGTCGTGGAGATCAACTGGAACGACAACCTCAAGTTCCCCGAGGTTCTGAAGCGCAAGCGCCTTCGGGATCTCGATGAGAAGCCTGACCAATACGCCCACATCTGGGACGGTGCTTACCTGATTGCGGTGGCAGGCGCCTACTTCGCGAAGGACCTGGCTGCAGCCAAGGAACAGGGGCGTATCAGCCGGGTTGCAGCCGACCCCCTGATGACCCTGAGGGCGTACTGGGACATCGGCGGCACCGGCGCCAAGGCTGACGCATGCGCAATCTGGATCGTCCAGTTCATTGGGCGCGAGGTGCGCGTGCTGCGCTATTACGAGGCGGTCGGGCAGCCGTTGGCCACTCATGTGGACTTCCTGCGCCGGAATGGTTTCAGCAGCGCCATGTGTGTGCTGCCACACGACGGCGCAGCGCACGACAAGGTGTTCTCGGTCAGCTACGAGAGCGAGCTGCGCAAGGCTGGCTTCGAGGTGAAGGTGATTCCCAACATGGGACAAGGCGCGGCGATGACCCGTGTGGAGGCCGCGCGCCGGCTGTTCCCCAGCGTCTGGTTCAACAACACGCCGGTCAAGGACGCACGCAAGGGCGAGGACGCCGAGGCGCTTGACGCGACCGAAGCGGGCCGCGATGCGCTGGGCTGGTATCACGAGAAGCGCGACGAGAAGAGAAACATCGGCTTCGGCCCCAACCACGATTGGGCCAGCCATGGCGCTGATTCGTTCGGGATGATGGCCGTGGACTACCTGAGCACCGACCACAGTGAGCCGGACATGTCGGCCCTGGACAACTACACGACGGACTACTGATGGCTGACAAGAAGCGGGACGATGCGCTGGCTGAGATGCTGAAGCGCAGGGATCTTGCGTCCGAAGCCTGCCGCGAGCTGTACGACCAGGCCAGTGACGACGTGAAGTTCGTGACCGTTCCGGGCGCTCAGTGGGATCAAAAGCTGAAGGCGCGCCGCGGCGATCGCCCGACCTACGAGTTCCCCAAGCTGGCCGCACACGTCCGCCAGGTCATCAACGAGATGCGCCAGAACCGGCCGCAGGGCAAGGTTCGCGGCACCGAGGAGGGCGACAAGGGCCTGGCCGAGCTGATGCAGGGCATCTGCCGAAACATCGAGGCGGTCAGCAACGCCGACCAGGCCTATGACATCGCCTATGACTTCGCGGTCAAGGGCGGCTTCGGCGTGTGGCGGATCTGCACCGAGTACGCCAACCAGGACGATTTCGACCAGGACATCTTCATCAAGCCGGTGCGCAACCCGTTTGCCATCAAGTGGGGGCCTTCGGTTGAGCTGGATCGGTCAGACGCAGAGTACGCCTTCGAAGAAGAACTCATCTCGAAGGAAGAGCATGAGCGCCGCTGGCCTGACGCCAGCCTGACGGACTGGGAAGACGACAACAGATGCACGAGCTGGCGCGACAAGGGCCAGGTTCGGATCGCAGCCTACTGGTGGAAGAAGCCGCGGAAGGCGGAGATCTGGCAGCTTTCCAATGGCGCCACGGTGTCGGTCGAGGACTTGGGCAAGGAAGCGAAGCGGCAGGGCATGGACCAGTCGCCGGACGCTCTCGAGGCGATCCTGGCCGGGGAGGGCGTGCAGATCATCCGTCGGCGCGAGATCGACACGCACGACGTGAAGATGCGCTTCACCAACGGGCACGAGTGGCTCGGCGAGGAGTATGACTTCCCGTCCAAGTTCATCCCGCTGATCCCGATCTGGGGGAACATCACCAGCATCGACGGCGAGGACTACTGGTTCGGCATGGTCCGGCCAAATAAGGACCAGCAGCGCCTGCACAACGTGCACCGCACCGCGGCGATCGAGGCGGTGGCCAAGGCTCCGAAGGCCCCGTTCATCGTCAAGCTGAGGTCGATCAAGGGGCTGGAGCGGTTCTGGCGCAACGCCAACTCCGAGGATTACCCCTACCTGCCGATCAACGACGAGGCAACAGAGATCCCGACGCGCGCCGGCCAGGCAGAGATCCCTGCGGCGCTGCTGCAGCTTGGCGCGCTCGACAATGAGGACATCAAGGCCAACACGGGCATCCACAACGCGAGCCTCGGCGCTCAGGGCAACGAGACGAGCGGTAAGGGCATCCTGGCCAGGCAGCAGCAGGGCGCCACGGCGACCTTCAACTACATCGACAATCTGGCCTATGGCATCCGGCACACCTACCGGGTGCTGGTGGACATGATCCCGCGCGTGTACGACACCCCGCGCGTGGTTCGCGTGCTTGGCCCCGATGGCGGCGAGAAGTGGAAGCGGCTGTACCAAGAGGTGATCGACCCGGCCACAGGCCAGAAGATCGTCCTGAACGACATCGGCAAGGGAAAGTACGACGTGGCTATTACCGTTGGCCCCAACTTCGCCACGCAGAGGATGGAGGCGGTCGACGCCTTCACCACCATGCTCGGCCAGATGGGCCCGGGCTTGCCGCCGCCGATCGCCTCGCTGATGGCATACACGGCAATCAACAACATGGACCTGCCTGGCAGCGAGGAAGTGGACGCGGCATTCCGCAAGATCCTGGTCGGGGAGGGCTTGCTGCAGCCGAAGGATGGCGAGGAGCCGCCACCGCCCCAGCAGCCCGATCCCAAGGCCATGGCCGACGCCCAGAAGGCCGAGGCAGATGCAAAGAGGTCCGATGCACAGGCCCAGCTCTATGGAGAGCAGGCAGTCGGGCAGGCGATCGAGAACGCAGCCGGCTTGGCGCTTCTCGGCGGACCTCCGCAGCCACCGTCACAGCCACCGGCAATGCCGATCACCCAGCCGCCTCAGGGCGGCTTTTTTGTGCCCGAACAAACAGGCGGCTATCCCGCCTGACCGCATCGGCCCGGTCTGGCCGAACCCCGTGAGGATGCTATGAGCGACGAGAACAACGCCCTGGATCAGGGCGGCGGCGAAGTGCTGCCCACCACCCAGCAGCCCCGCAACGATGCGGAGGCGGCCAGCCAGGATGATCTGCAGCGGCAGGAAGCCGACAAGGCGAAGGACGCCGAGCAGCAGAAGGCCAAGGCTGACGAGGAGAAGCGCAAAAACCGCACCAGCCAGTACATCGACCGGCTGAAGAACGAGGCCGCTGCCGCGCGGCAGGCTGCTCAGGAGACGAGCAAGCGCCTGGAGGCATTGGAGGCCCGTTTCCCCAAGCACGACCCCAAGCCGCCCACCATGGAGAGCGCAGGCTTCGATCCCGAGGAGCTGGCCCGGCAGACGGCCCGCTACGAGGTCGAGCAGGCCCGAAAGCAGTGGGATGAGCAGCAGAAAACCGAGACTGCAGCGCGGTCGGAACAGGAGAAGGTGCAGGCGTACGGAGCACGTGTGCAGGCATTTGCCGCGGAGAACCCCGACTTCGAAGAGGTCGTTGGGTCCATCCCGGCGCAGTACCTGGTCCCTGAGCTGCAGAAGGCGATCATGTCCCACGAAAAGGGGCCGAAGATCGCCTACCAGCTCGCCTTGAACGAGGACGAGCTGTTCCAGCTGGCAAGTGTCCGGCCGGAACTGATGGAAGCGGCAGTTGCCCGCTATGCATCGCGCTTGGAAGCAGCGCCGCCGGCCCAGGAGCTGACCGCTCCGCCGGCACTTGCTCCGCAGACCAACAAACCCGTGTCGCAGGCTCCCGCCCCGGCCCCGCGCGTCAGCGGCCGCTCGCCGTCGGAAACCCCGCCGGAGAAGCTCACCGATGACCAGTGGTTCGCCAAGCGGCAGGAAGCCCGGCGCAAGCGCTAATCCATCCTCAAGGACACCGAAATGGCAAACATCAACCAGGCACTGACCCACCAGATGATCGCCCGCGAAGCAGCGGCGATGCTGGTGGAGGAAAACACCGTCGTCCCGAACATCAACACCTCCCGCGAGCGCGAGTTCGGCGAAGAGGTCAATGGCTACAAGAAGGGCGATACCGTGCGCGTCATGGTCCCGCCGGTGCCGGTCACCTTCAGCGGCTCCGTCTTCGCCGGCGGCGGCAATGCGCCGTCCACCAATGAGACCTCCGTCAACCTGACCGTGGACCAGCAGGAGCACGTCGCCCTGACCTTTACGGCCAAGGAGAAGAAGCTCGAGCTCAGCGACTTCAAGGAGCGCTTCCTGCGCCCGGCCATGAACTCGCTGTCCAGCAAGGTGAACTCCATCCTGCTGGCCGAGATGTACCGCAAGACCCCCAACGTGGTCGGCACCTGGGGCACCGTCCCCAACACCCGCACCACCTGGCGCTCCGCGGACTCCTCGCTGTCGCGCTTCCTGGCCCCGAACGACATGCGCTATTCGCACTTCTCGCTGGATGCGAGCGATGCGCTGGCCGAGGCCAACTCCGCGCTGTTCCATGACGGTAAGGAGATCCGCGGCGAGTTCAGCGACAACGCGGTCGGCCGCTTCGCCAACCTGGACTTCTTCGAGCAGCTCTCGCTGCCGGTCCACACCAACGGCGCGGGCACCGGCTATGCGGTCGGCGGGGCGGGCCAGACGGGCAACACGCTGGCCGTGGTCACCGGCACCGGCGCGATCACCCGAGGTTCGACCTTCACCATCGCCGGGGTGTTCTCGGTCCACCCGATCACCGGCGTCAGCACCGGCAAGCTGCGCCAGTTCGTGGTGACGGCCGACTACGCCGGTGGCGCGGGCAACGTGTCGATCTTCCCGGCGATCACCCCGACGAGCTCCACTGTGATCGGCACCGTGAACGCCTCGCCCGCGGCGGCAGCTGCGATCACCATCTTCGGCACCGCGTCCTCGAGCGCGCTGCAGAACCTGGTGTTCCACAAGAACGCTTTCGCCTCGGCATTCGCCCCGCTTCCGGTGCTGGCGTCCTGCGAGGGCTACACCGCGACCACCAAGGGCATCAGCGTCCGTGTGATGACCTTCGGCGACGGCAAGAACGATATGGAGAACACCCGTATCGACGTGCTGTTCGCACTGCCGGCAGCCATCCGTGCGGACCACGCGGTCCGCGTCACTCAGTAACGCCCAACGGGGCCGGCCGGATTGGCCGGCCCCTCTTTTTCGGAGGTCCTATGGACTACCCCAAGATGATCTATCTCGGCGGCGATCTGGCCGGCGAGTACCGAATCGTGCAGGACGAGGACGAGGAAGCCACCGCTGAGAAGGACGGCTTCTTGGCGCATGATCGCCAGCCCAAGAAGGTTCCGGCGCGGGCGGCCGCGGCGGAGCCCGATGAGGGCGCGAGTGCTGCTGATGGCCCGAAGCCGAAGGGCAAGCCCGGCCCGAAGCCGAAGGCACCGTAATGAGCAAGGTCGGCGAGGTCATCCGCGATTCCCTGCTGCTGCTGCGCGTGCTGGACGCTGGAGAGGCCCCGGAGGCGGAGGATAGCCAGGACGCGATACGGGCTCTCAACCTGATGATGACCTCGATGGAAGCCGAGGGCATCAGCATCGGTTGGTCCAACGTTTCATCGCCTGATGACGAGATGCCTTGCCCCTTTGAGAACGAGCAGGGTATTGCCTACCTGCTCGCCACGCGGCTTCGTCCGAATTACGGGAAGCCGCTGGACCCTGACGTGATCCAAGGTGCACGTGAGGGGATGGCGGCGATGGCTGCGCAGGTGGCTTCTGCTGACTACTCGCGCGTCACCTACCCGGATCTCCCAGCCGGTCAGGGCCAGCCGTGGGGCGCCTGGTATGAGGGGTTCTACCGCTGATGAGCGCCACCCCCGTTGACCTCATCGGCGGCTACTACGCCGACGACACCCTGCCGTGGTCGTGCCAGGACACCGTGAACTACCTGCCGGTGATGGCCGAGATTGCGGGCACGCGCACGCCGAAGTACCTCAAGACCCCGCCTGGCCTGAAGCCATACAAGCAGGTGGGTTCCGGACCGATCCGGGGCATGCACGACTGCGAGGGCGCTCGGTTCGTGGTGTCCGGGCAGACGCTTTGCCGCATCAACCCGAACGGCTCGATCAGCCCGCTGGGCACGATCCCCGGCGTTGGCCGGGTGACCATGACGCACAACCAGTTCAAGACCGGCAACCAGTTGCTGGTGGAGAACGGGCAGGGGGGCGGGGGGTACGTCTACGACACCAGCGCCGGCACCTTCGCCAAGATCACCGACGAGGGCTACCCGGGGTCGATTTCGTCCGACTACCTGGACTCCTACCTGCTGGGCGTCGAGCCGCAGGGCCGGTTCTGGTTCCATTCGAACCTGTCCGATGCGACCGACTACAACACGCTTGACCGCTACGAGTCCGAGGCTTCGCCGGACCGTATCGTCGGCCTGGCCGTGAGCCAGTTCGAGGTCGTGGTGTTCAACCAGACCACGATCGAGTTCTTCTACAACTCCGGAGCCAACACCGGGACGTTCCAGAACCGCCGGCAGACCATCACCCGCGGTTGCGCGTCCCGGCACAGCATCGCCAAGCTGGACAACACCCTGTTTTGGCTGGGTGACGACGGAATCGTGTATCGGATGGATGGCTACTCGGCCACGCCGATCTCGACCGGGCCGATGGCGCGCTCGTTCGTCGGGAAGAACTGGTCCGAAGCCTTCGCCTTCACCTGGGAGGACCAGGGATTCAAGGTCTACTACCTGACCTTCCCGGATGGGCACACGTGGGGCTATGACGTGGTCTCGCGCCTCTGGACGCGCCGGGAGTCCTTCGGGCTTGACCGGTGGCGGCTGTCGCATATGGTCAAGTGGGGGCGTACCTGGTACGGCGGTGATTTCCAGAGCGGCCGCCTGTGGGAGATCGACTGGGACTACCTGCTGGAGGGCGACGACGAGTTCATCTCCCGACGCGTGTCGCCGGTGCTGGCGGATAACCAGAGCCAGGTCGGTATCCCGTTCGCCGAGCTGATCTTCGATCCCGGCCAAGGTCCGGCCACCGTGGCTACCCCGTTCCCGACTTCTGTGTCGCTGACCGGCACCCCGCCGGCCGCGCTGGTCGGCTTGGCCTATCCCGCCTTCAGCTTCGGCGCGGTCGGTGGAACGGCACCCTACGCCTTCTCGATCACCGAGGGCTCGCTGCCTGCAGGCCTTGCCCTCAGCTCAGCTGGCGCGATCACCGGCACTCCCACTGCTGTCGGCACGTCGAACTTCACCGTGCGGGTGTACGACGCAAACCTCAACTGGACCGAGGGCAGGTACAGCATCCTGTCGCGCTCGGGTGTGCTGGCGCTGGCAATCCCGGAGATGCTGTATGCCGGGAGCTACGAATCGCTGGTGCCCTTGGCGCCAATCACCAACAGGGTGCCCAGCATCGAGGCCGCGTTCTCTGTGTCGCCTAACGCCGGCTACGCATACGTGGGCCTCACCGCAACGCCCTTCGGCGTCCTGTGCAAATACAACCCCGATACCGGCACGTTCGCGGAATCGGCCAGCATCAGCTTCGTCCCCGCGCAGTCGGTGCGCTGCAGCCACTTCAGCCCGGACGGGCTGCACCTGGCGCTGGTCACTGGCACTGGCGCCGCCGCGGGGACCCTCCGGGTGCTCAAGCTGGAGGCTGGGGTCTGGAACGAGAAGTCGACGGCGGTGCTGGGCACCTTCTGCGAGTCGGTGACCTTCAGCCCCAACGGCTCTCGCATCGTGGTGTCGCAGACTGCCACCGCTCCGAATCTCGGCTGCCGGATCTACGAGTTCAACAAGACGACCTCAGTGCTTGGGGCGTTCATCTACGGCGGCGGCACGCCGAACGCGCAGTCGCCTACGGGTTTCGGCTGGTCGCCGGACGGTCGGTTCCTCGCCGAGTGGAGCAACAACACGCTGAAGGTGCGCTCCACCACCGGTGCCAGCGCGCTGGTCGTCTCCACGGGCACGCTGCTGTCTGGGCGCGGCGCGCATTTCAGCGCTGACGGCAAGTTCGTCTACACCTTGGGCTCACCGACAGACCGCCGCATCGCCGCCTATCCGGTGAATGAGGGAGTCCTGGGCACGGCGGTCGTGTACCCGAGCCTGATTCCGGCCACTGGCTTCAGTCCGAGTGATTCGGCGATGTCAGGCGACTACATGGCGGTGGTCAGGATCGGCAATGCCACGCCCGCCGCGCCCCCGGTGATGCTCTTCAAGGTATCTGGCACGACGGTGCAACTGGCCAATGTGCAGCCCTCTTTCACCAGCGCTGGTTCCATCGGCGCGATCGCCTGGACGCTGTGACATGGCCGACACCGACCACTTCGTGGAAGTGCGCTACAGCAAGGACGGCGGCCGCAACTGGAGCAACTGGAAGCGCCGCTCCATTGGCCAGATCGGCCAGTACCAGCAGCGGGTAAAGCTGATGCGCATGGGGGTCGGTCGCCAGTGGGTGTTTGACATCAAGGTGTCGTCCCCGCGCAAGCGCGACCTGCTCGGGGCTGTGGTTACGGCGGAACCTCTGGAGGATTGATGATCGTTGTAGATGATGCGATCCCGGACGCTCAAGGCCTCCGGGCGGCAGCGCTGTGCGCGCCATACGTGGACTGGAAGGGCTACGACGGCGAGGTCTACAAGCGCGTCTGCCTGACGCCGGTGCCTGGCCTGCAGGAGGCGATTGAGGCCGAGTGCGGCCCGGTCGAGATGCTTGGCATGGGCTACCGGCTCAATTTCAACCAGGAACTGCCCAATGCCTCGATCCATTCGGACATGGGGTGGGGCACGCACGCCGCGGTGCTCTACCTGAGCGAGGGCGAGGGCGGCACTGCCTTCTGGCAGCACAAGGCCACCGGTGCCAGCCGCATCGAACAGGGCGACATGGAGCTGTTCGAACAGGTCCGCCACGACTGGGACGACGCCAGCAAGTGGGACCAGGTTGGCCTGGCCGAAATGAAGCTGGGCCGGCTGCTGATCTACGAATCGGCGCTGTTCCACAGCCGCTGGCCGTTCGAGGCCTTCGGCACTGACCACGAATCCGGCCGCCTCATCGCGGTGGCCTTCTTTACCCCGAGGGGCTGATGACCACCATTCGCAAAGCAACTCTGGCCGACGTGCCGGAGATCGTCCGCATGTCCGCAGCTTTCTACCCGACCACGCATTACGCCCAGTGGTGCGATATGGACGAGGAGACGGTTGCCGACCTGGCCTCGAACCTGATCGAGAACCACGTGTTCCTGGTCGCAGAGCACGAGGGCGAGCTGCTCGGCATGGTTGGAATCTTCCTGGCCCCGTTCCTGTTCAACCGGCACGCCACCTTCGGCGTCGAGGTTGTGTGGTGGGTTGACCCCAAGGCGCGCGGCTCGCATGTGGCGGCCTCGCTCCTGCAGGCGATCGAGCAGCCGCTGCGCGATGCCGGTGCCGACCGCATCCAGATGGTGCACATGCCCAACAGCCCGCCGCAGGCCGCTGCGCTGTACGAGCGCCTGGGCTATTCCCGCTCCGAAGTCAGCTACACCAAGGACATCTGACATGGCCGCAATCACCGCAGCAGTAGTCGTCGGCGCCGGCATGGCCTACTCGGCCAACCGCCAGGGTGCCGCCGCCAAGAAAGCAGGCCGGGCACAAGCCAGCGCCGCGCAGCAGACCCTGGACCAGCAGCAGGCGCTCTACAACAACGCGGTGGAGGGCGCGCAGCCCTACGCCGACGCCGGCACCAATGCGCTCAGCCAACTGGAGGCCGTCAACCGCGGCGACTACTCCGGCTTCGAGAACGCGCCGGACTACCTGTATGCGCGCGACCAGGGCATCCAGGGGCTGGACCGGGGGGCTGCGGCGCGCGGCGGCCTGTATTCGGGTGGCGCTGATGCCGACCGCATCGCCTTCAGCTCGGGACTGGCCAGCCAGAACCTCGGCAACTACACCAACCGGCTGATGGGGCTGACCAACCTCGGATCCAACACCCAGCAGTACCTGGGCCAGCTCGGTCAGAGCTACGGCAACCAGTTCGCCAACGCCATGGGCATCAAGGGCCAGGCCAACGCACAGATCGCGGCTGCAGGTCCGATGACGCAGGCCGGTTATGGCAATGCCTTGGCATCGGCGGCCAGTACCTATGCAGGGGCTGCAGGTGGCGGCGGCGGCATGTCCAGCATGTTTAGCGGATTCGGCGGCGGTGGCGGCGGCCAGGGCAGCATGACGGGCTTCGGCAACAACATGGACAATTTCCTGGGCGGCAACGCTCGCAAGTCGAGCTGGGGCTAAGACATGGCTGACTATCAGCAGAATTTCCTCGCCTCGCTGCAGGGCGGCTTGAACCTCGGCCAACAGCTGCGGGGCATCCAGGACCGCAACCAGCTCAACAAGCTGGCCTCGCAGGCCTACAGCACGCCGACGGACCAGCGCGACGGACTGCTCAGCCAGATGGCAGGCGTTGACGCGCAGTCCGCACAGCAGCAGGAGAAGGCGTTCGCCAACAGCGACGAGCGGCGCAACACCACGATGGTGAACATGGCCAAGCTGCTGACCTCGGCACCCGAGCAGGCCCGGCCGCAGTTGTGGCAGCGCTTCATTCCGACCCTGAGCCAATACGGGCTGTCCGATCTGCCGACCGAGTACAACGCCCAGACGGCGCCGATCATCGACCAGGCCGCGCAGTCCCTGGTGCAGGCGTACAGCGGCAACGGCGGCGCGTCCGGCGTCCAGTCCACCTACGTGGACAACAACGGGCAGCGCGTGGCGATCATGCGCGACGGGTCGACGCAGATCCTGGGCGGAAACGACGCCGGCGCCAACCAGCAGACGCTGACGATCGACGTCAACGGGACGCCGACGCAGGTCACCTTCGACCGGCGCACGGGGCGCTACACCAACGCCAGCCTTGGCGGCCAGGGTGCGCCTCAGCAGCCGCAGCCGGCGGCGCAGGGCGGCTACCAGCAGATCAACGGGCAGCAGACCTACATCGACCCGAGCCTCCCTCCGCAGGTCCAGCAGCAGATCCGGCAGTCGCTGGCTGCGGGACAGGAGCCGCCTGCACAGATGGCGTTCGCCGGTGACGGCGGCCAGGCCGGCACGCCTTTGGTGGGCCGTCGAGATGAGGATCGGGCATCCGCAGTGGAATCGGCAAAGATTGAGGCACAGCTTGCAGCGGCACAGCGAGTCGCCGAGGCAGAAGCCAACGCAGCTCGGCTTAAAAAAGAGGCGGAGATTGAGGTCCAGCAGCAGGGAGAGAGAGCAGCCGCCGGCGCCACGCGACTGCGAGATGCTCAGGAGACCGTGGCGGTGTTGCAGGAGGCGCTGCCCTTGCTAGACACCGCTACCGGCAGCGGCTTGGGTGCAATCCGGGACGCAGGCGCGGCATTCGTCGGTCGTGCAACCGATGGCGCCAAGGCCAATGCCTCGCTTCGCGTCCTGGCCACGCGCCTGACGGCGAAGGTGCCGCGATTCGAGGGTCCGCAGTCGGACAAGGACGTGGCCGAGTACAAGGCCGCTGCCGGCGACCTGGCCAACGAAAGCCTGCCGGTGGAGATCCGCAGGGCCGCCGGCATGACACTGCAGCGACTGAGCCAGAAGGCAATTGCGCAGGCTAAGGCAGCGGGCCAGGGCGGCGGCCAGGGCGGTAACAGTCAAGGCCGCACCATCGTGCGCCGCGGCACCTCCCAGGGCCGGCCCGTGATCCAGTACAGCGACGGGACCATCGAATATGGCAATTGATCCGTCCACCATCGTATGGGATGACGCCGCCCCGGCTCAGCCGGCAGTTGGTTCTATGCCGACAGGCCAGATCGATCCTGCAACCATCGTGTGGGATGACGAGGGCGAGGGCGGCCAGCCTCCGCTTGAAATCGACATCGTTGGCGGGACGCGCGCTACTGACACCATGAGTGGGGTGGACCGCTTCCGCGCCGGCCTCGGCAAGTCGCTGGTGGATACGGGCTACGGCATCGCGCAGGCGCTGACGCCTCCGAAGGTCCCCGACTTCATAAACCGAGCTGCGGATTCCGTTGACCAAGCCATTGGCAGTCCGACCTACAGCGCCATCCGCCGAGGTGTGATGGATGCCTATACGGCCCCGGGGGAAGCGCTTGAGGCGGCGGCAGCAGAGCGACGGGCCACGGATCAGGACCTGATGGATACCGGCGCCGGCATGTCGGGCAACGTCGTGGGCACCATTGCGCAGCTGCTGGGGCCTGGGTTCCTCGCGCGCGGAACGGCGGCGGCGCCGGCACTGCTGCCCACCACCATTCGCGGGAACGCGCTGAACGGCCTGATTATGGGATCGCTGCAGCCATCCACCAGCAGCAGCGACCGTGCGCAGAACGCATTGGTCGGCGGTGTCCTTGGTGGAACCGGAGCCGGGGTGGTGCGCGGGGCAAGCGCGGGCGCTGGTGCTGCACGGAACCTGCTGTCGCGTACCGGGATGACCGCGACCGACCGCCAGGCCGCCCAGGTTCTCGCACGCGAGGCCACGAACCCCAACCAACTGGTGATTCAGGGATCTGCCGTTCCCGGGGTGGAGCGCACGCTCGGCGAGGCCAGTGGCGATTCTGGCCTGATGGCGCTTGAGAACGTCATGCGCGCGCGCGACCGCGGCGCATTCGAGCCAATCGACCTGAGGAACAACGCGGCACGGGTATCCCAACTCCAGAGGATCGCCGGCAGCGACTCGGACATGGCGGCCGCTGAGGCTGCGCGAGACAGCGTTGTGGATACGCGTTTGGCCCAGTCCCTACAAGAGGGCGGCCAGTATGAGCAGGGCTTGCGTGCTGCACAGCAGGCAGAGCGGCAGTCTGCGATCAGTGCGGCGGGCGCAGCGACTGCCGAGAACCAGCGCCTGGCATCGATGGGGCTGGGGGGCCGGGTGCCAGTTCCTGAGGTTCCTGCAGAAGGCGCCACCGTCTCGGAGGGTCTGCGCAACCTTCGCGGCATGGTGACCGAGATGCAGGGGCAGAACGCGGCGCGGCCCAGTGTCCAATCCGCGATCAACGATGTCAGCCGGGCGCTGCGTGGCGCTGATGAGTCTGTCGGCTCGCTCTACCAAGTTCGCCAGTACATCGGGGATCTACTGGCTGGCAAGGCTGGTGCGGACAAGAGTTACGCGCGCTCCGCATCCCGCGAGCTGATTCAGATCCGCGATGCCCTCGACGCCGAGCTGGCAAATCGTGCTCCCAGCTTCCCCGAGTACCTTGGCGCTTACCGAGCGGCGTCCAAGCCGATCAACCGGATGGAGGTTGGACGGGAGATCCTGAATCGATCGTCCAGCACCGCCCAAGATCAGCTGGGAAATCCGATCCTGACGCCCTCAGGGGTTTCTCGGGCGACCAACGACCTTGACGCCATCGCGGCGAAAGCGACCGACTTCAAGAAGGCTCGGGCCGATCAGATCCTCACCGCCGATGACCTGGCCTCTCTGCGAGCGATCCAGGACGACATGCAGCGGATCGCGCAGCGGAATCGGTCGGCCGCGGCGGGGAGCCAGACCATGGAGCGCCTGAGCGTTGGGGAGCGGGCGGCGATGCGCGGCGCGGCATCCAAACTGCCGTGGGTTGGGCCGCTGTTTGAACATTTCGAAGGCGCCGCCAACCAGCGGTTGAACGAGCGCCTGGCGTTCCTGATGGCGAACCCGAAGGAGGCGCAACGAGTAATGGCGGCGCTGCCGAAGCAGGACGCCAGCAACCTCAGGAAGACGCTCGGGCAGCTTGCCTTGGCCTCTGGCCGGTCGGCGCAGCCGGCCAGCGACTAGAAATAGCGGTCCTTGGTCAGGATCTCGCGCCACTTTTTGCTCGGGACCAGCCAGCGAACGATGGTATTCCCTCCCTTGATCGCCACCAGCCAGTAGAGGTAGGCGAACACGGGCATCAAGATGGCCTTCAGGCCGAGGGCGATCATCCAGCTCATGGCGGTCTGTCTTCAGTGGGTCCGCCGATCCTACCACCCGAAACCACCAGCCGCCTTGAGCGGCTTTCTTTTTGCCCGGAGATCCCATGGCAGCGTATCGCTTCTACAACCCGGCCCCGGTCCTGATGGATCTCCTTGGCCTGCAGCCCTGCGCGGGCGGCAGCCTGGCCTTCTACGAGATCGGGACCACCACCCCCAAGAACACCTGGAGTGATTCGGGCAAGACGGTGCTGAACCCCAATCCGGCGCCTCTGGACAGCTCCGGCCGGGTGAACACCAACGTCTGGCTGGACGGGGCGTACTCCGTTCGCCTGCGCGATTCCGCAGGTGTGGTGATCTGGACCCGTGACGTGGACAGCGGGACCGCCGCCGGCCTGACGATCCCCACGCTCGCCAGCGGGCAGTGGCTGACCAACGACGGTTCCAACCTGCTCTGGGGCAGCTTCTTCCAGCTCCCCGACCCGACCGGATCGGATGGGAAAATCCCGGTGGCGAGCGGCGGCGGCTACGTCCTGCAGGCCCAGCCGACCATTCCGACGTTGCCCGTCGTGACCACCGACAACTCCGTGAAGGTGAACAACATCCTGGACCAGTGGGGCGTGGTCAGCATCCCGGCCAGTGGTGCACAGCTGGCGACGGGCACGATCACGTTCCCCACGCCGTACATCGCCGTCCCCAACCTGCAGCTGACGATCAACAAGGGATCGGGCGTGGTCACCGCCGGCTATATCGGTGACATCGGCGCATCGTCGGTGACGCTGACTGGGGCCACGATCAACTGGGATCTGGGAGTGGATGCGGTCAACTCGAACTACAACCTCGGCACCCCGCTGCCGGTCATGTGGCGCGCCATCGGCAAGGTCGCCTCCTGATGGCAAGCCCGAATGACGTTCCGCGAATCTCGGAGCCGATTGCGGGCCAAGGCGGGTATCTGACCCAGGCGTGGCTCAACTTCTTCATGAAGCTGGCCTCGCAGCAGTCCGGTGCGGAGCTGGAGGCGCAGATCCAGGCGCTCGAACAGTTGGTTCAGCAGATCCAGCAGGCTCAGGGCGCCAACCTGCAGATCAATGGCCCGCTGTCGGTCGAAGTGCAGGGTATCCCGGCCAATGGCGTGGTCACGCTGACGCTCAAGGGCGACACCTCGGCGCCGGGCAACACCTACGTGTATGGCACTGGCCCCGCCGGCGGCAAAGGGTGGTATCCGCTGGCAGACGCTATTGCGGTTGCGGCTGGCCAGATTTCGAAGGCGGTGGGTGCCAACGGCGTGGCCACGCTGGGCCTTGATCCGGCGGTTATTGCCTCGCTGGCCAAGGCCGACAGCGCGGTCCAGTCGATCGTGGCCGGCACCGGCGTCACCGTGAACAATGCCGACCCCCGCAACCCGATCGTGTCGGCGCCGGGCGCGACAGGCCTCCCAGAGGCTCCGATCGATGGGAACCCGTACGCCCGCATGGACGCGGCCTGGCAGCAGATCCATGGCCCGGGCTCGCGGTTCTTCCTGATCGAGTACCCGCTGCTCACCGACCAGCTCGGCAACCAGCTCACCGACCAGGCCGGGAACCCGCTGATCGCCAACAGCCCGATCATCCCGCCCGGCTGGCCCAGCATGACGACGATCGTCGTTGCCGCCGCGCCGCAGGTGCTGACGCTCTCCCAGGCCAACGCACTGGCCGGCGTATTGGACGGGCAAGAGGTGCTGATCACCGACCTGGCCGGCGGCCGCGAGCCGTGCTGGTACGACGCCACCATTTCGAGCGGCACGCGCTGGCGCCGCTACTCTGACCGGAGCATCGCGAACTGATGGCCCTCGACCCCTCCATTTCGATCATCCGCGGGCTGCAGGCATCGGTCGACCTCAACGGCCTGACGGTCCGGGTGACGCCCGGCATGTGCTACGTGCCAGGCACTGGCCGCGTGCTGAGCGACGGCACGGCCTCGGTGACGCTGGTGAGCCCGACAGCCAACACGTTCTACCACCTGTACGCCTACGACGCCGGCGGCGGCCTGATGGGCCTGGAGGCCAGCACCACCGCGCCGGATGCCCCGTACCTGGGCACGGCGCGCTGCAAGACGGGCGACCCGACGCGCCGCTACCTGATCTCCGGCCGCACCAACGCCAGCAGCGTCCTGCGCCCGGGCAAGCACACGCGGCCGGCGGAGATGGGCAACCGGGTGATGCTCGACGCGGCCACCGCGGCCGGCAGCATCCCGCTGGGCTTGCTGGCGCTGTTCACGGCCACCAGCAGCACGAACATCGACCTCTCGGCGGTGCTTCCGGTGACCGCCACCCGCGCGATCATCCAGGTGCTGAACCCATCCAGCCGGACGCTGTACGTCTCGCGTTCGGAGCTGGGCGCGGCGTCGGCTACCAATTACCAGTACGTCGCCATCCCCGGCTCATCGCCGGTGCTGGACGTGACCCTCAGTGCCGACCGCAGCTTCAACTGCGTCCTCAGCTCCACCGACATCCTCGGCGGGATCATCGCGATCCTGACCGGCTCTGTGACCATCAACCTGATCGGCTACGAGTTCGATCGATAGGACCCCCACCATGGCCAACGTCAAGTACGCCGATCCCTCGTTCCCCGCCATCACGCCGACCGATGACGATCAGCTCATGTTCCGAACCGCCGCCGGCGCCGACGGCCGCGCGCCGCTGGTCCAGCCCAAGGGCCACATCGATGGCCTGAAGCTGGTCTGGGTATCCGGCACGCAGGTACAGGTCACCTCCGGCGCCGCCTATGTGCCTGGACCGAAGCGCATCGCAGAGTTGGCCTCGGCGGTCACGCTGACGCCGACCCTTGCCGCCAATACCTGGTATCACATCTACCTGACCGTCAGCGGCAGCACGGTGGGCGTGGAGACGGTGACCACCGCTCCCGCCGCCCCCTACAGCGGCACCGCGCGCGCAAAGACCGGCGACACCTCCCGGCGGTACATCGGCAGTTTCAGGACCAATTCTGCGGGGGCTATCTTCAAGTTTGACCACTCTCCTCAGAGTGGGACGTTTGAATATGTGGAGAACATCAGCAGCCCCGATTTCCTCATACTCAACTCTCGCCCAACCTCGGCGGTGAGTGTCTCTGTCGATACTCGTGCACCGGTCACAAGATCGGCGGTTCTTCTCCAGTACCTGAACCTTTGCAACGCCAATGCATACGTAAGCAGCACTGACGGCCCTGTAGTTGCGGATGGATCATGGCGGGACTTCGTCCCCCCCAGCCAGAAGTCATCGATGCCCCTGTCCCTGAGAAGCGGGCAAGATCTGACGGTAATTGTCCCATCATCGTCTAGTGGGCTTCTGTATTTGTGGTGTTCGGGTTTCCGATTCGAGAGGTGATCATGTTCGCAATCACAGACACCGGCTACCGCGCCGTCACCGCGGACATGGCGCTCTCGCCTGGCGAAACCCGCGTCGATGTGCTGCCTGCCGTGCTCCTGACCAAGATCAGGGGCGAGCAGATGAAGGCTGAGCGCAGCCAGCGCCTGCGCAGCACGGACTGGACCCAGATGGACGACGCGCCGCTGAGCCTCGCCGAGAAGCTGGCCTACGGCGTATACCGGCAGGCGCTGCGGGATCTCCCGGCGCTGGCCGGTTTCCCTGACGTGGTTTGGCCGCAGCCGCCCGGCCTGGCCAACGGAGCGGCGGGGGACGGCGGGACCATTCGCATCCCCTGAGACGCCCGGGCGTATCCTGCCCGGCATGCGCCCGCCCTGCGACGACACCGAATTCATGCTTGCGCCCCGGCCACAGGGCTGGGTGCAGCTCGGTCAGACGTGGACGCTCTGGTGGAACGGTCGGCAGATCGCCAACGTCAATCCAGACGCCAAAGGGGCCGCGGTGACCTTGGCCTGCCGGAAGCTGTGGCAGGACAAGCGGGTGCGGGCGGCCAGCATCGGCCAGGGCAAGCGCTACGCCGAGCGGTGGTGCGCGGCCAGGGTTCTGCCGGACCTACCGCTGCGGCAGGCGGTCGAGAGGATCACCGCGAAGGAAGAGCCGGCGCGGCCCGCCCGCACGGCCACAGAGAGGCAGCAGGAGCGGCGCCTGCGCGAGGCGCTGCGTCCCCCTATCGTCCGGTAA